TTATTTGATTGTAAAACCCATAGGGTCTTGATATGTGGGATTGGTAAGCTGTTCAGTTATTTGCTCTTGCTTACCTGCAGCCTTACGTTTAATCTGTTCTGGCCTAAACGCTACTATTTGGGAAGGCATTGAACTTGTGGCTGTTTCGGGTCGAACGTAGTTAAAACCATCAAAACCTCTACTTTCTAAAAGCTTTACTTGTCTATCATATAGTTTTTCTGGATCTATAAGTGCAAACAGCTTTTTATTCTTAGCTGCATTAATTACTTGTTGTTCATAATCCTTAAATGAACCTGCTCTTTCAGCTGTTTTTCCTGCAATTAAAGCTTCAACTGAGTCAGCAATGGCTATCCCACCTTCTTTTATAGCTTCAGGGTTTTCTTTTAACCATTTACTATCTACAGGTACAACACTTCGAGGTGTCTTATAATTATCCATTCCAAAATTAACTTGGTACACCGGAGCAGGATTTTTTACGTTTACATCAGCCGCAATGACATACTTACCAAAAATCTGTGAATCTGGGTCGTCTAATTTAGGCGAGAAATAAAACCCACGATCCCCTGCAAAAGAAACACCTAGTTTATTTTTAGTGTTTACAAAGTCTCCTTCAAAAGGAGTAGTTGTTCGATGATAGCCCATTAGAGGCTCGGCTTCAGCGGCAACAGTTTGACCTGCTGTCATTCCTTTTGAGAGATTAAACAACCCTTTTAATGCAGGAGCGATTTGAGCAGCGTTTCCAGCCTGATACCCATAATAAGCAGCTTCTTTAGCGGGAGCAGTGTTAGGAGACAAGACACTCATGCCTAATTGTTCAGGAGAAGTTCCAAATAAGCCACTAACAAAACCATACGTGCGCGGATCAGGTAAAGACTCAGCGCTACGTTGTTGGGCTAACTGACGAGCTTGAGCGCCTTGTCTTGTAACAAGAGGATTACCGAAATAGGGTTGTGTTAAGTCTTCTGCCATATCAATATCCCGATATTATGTCTAAAACTTCGTGTTCATCTTCGTCGTAGTCTTGACTATAGTTGGTCATACATAACTGATCCACATACGCTAAGGAGTCAATCAAGTCATCGTGTACGCCTGTAGCAGGGAACATGATGAACTGATCCTCAAACTGTTTCCAATCCTCATCCTCGTTCAAGCTGATACGTCCATGCTCGAAACGACCTTGTAAGGCCCATACGACCCTATCTGTCTTCTTCTTGTTACCGTGAGTCAGATCATGGATGTGGGTATAGACATTGTTCTTCCTCATCAAGTCTTGAAGGTAGTGCATCACGGCATTCTTCAAGGCTCCTCGCTCAATACCCACAGCTACTGGTTGGTACTCCTTAACGGCTAGGAGGATCTTGGAGGCAGTCTCCCTGATGTCCCAACGTCCGTGGATGATCTTTTTGACCCACCAATCCCCATTGTCTAGAATCTTGCAGACAGTGATCGCTGATTCATCCAAGCGCTTCTTAGAGGCTCCCGCGTTCTTAGCCACATCTTCAAAGCCCGCCAAGTCAATCGCGATAACGTAGTCACCGTATTGAGGTTCATCTTTGTACTTTAACCATTCTTCTTTAAATAAGTCACTACCGGCAGTATCGAAGCTAGACAAGTATTCCTGCTTGAAGGCAAAGGAGCTTAGAGTTCTCTTAGCAGCTTCAATCTCTTTAGGATCGATAGTCTCGTTATCTTGGGTGGTAAAGTGCCATGACTTCCACTCTTCGTCTGTCTCTTCTTGACCTAGGTTGTACAGATCATAGAACCAGTTACGTCCACTAGGTGTAGAGATAAACAAGGCTCTACCTTTTTTGTCAGACAGAGAAGCTCGAATGATCTTTTGCCAAGTATCTTCTTTAACGAAGGCACACTCGTCTAGGACAACATATGTAAGAGAAACACCACGGAGACTATCAGGGTTATCAGCGCCTCGAACGAGGATTTTACGTCCATTGATTAAGGTAATTTCTAAGTTGTTAACGTGAGAGGACTTGATGACTGGTCTACCTAAGTCATTCAGTAAGTCCCACATAATAGTTCTAGCTTGTCCTAGGGTAGGAGCTATGTACATCACAGCTGACCCTTCAGGACAGTTCAGAGCCTCTATGAGGAGCGTTACAGCTGATAGCCTACTCTTACCACACCTTCGACCAGCAGCGACTACCTTGAATCGCTTAGTGGACTTGAAGACCTCTTGTTGCCACTTCAGGAGTTCAAAGTTAAGACTCGTCATCAGTATCTTTCACTTCTACGTCTTGAATGTCATAGACTACTTCTTCATTAGCATCTACAGTAGGAGCTGTAAGACCTGATATGTTAATTGAGATCTGAGGTGTGCCTGATCCTTGCTTAGTTTGCTCAAATGCACTCACGGGCATAATACGATCTACGACTAGCTTCCATGCAGCTGCTTGGTTCTTATGGTCATCATTCAAGGCAGCATTAAGGATAGTCTCTAAGACCTTAGCTGACTTGGGTGAGTTAAGCATCCTAGCTTTGTACTCATCGATGATAGCCTTGTCACCCTTAGGACGCCCTAGAGTACCTCTGTTCTTAGACTTCTTAGCTACTATCTCACCCTTCTTGGGTCTACCTCGTCCTCTGACTTTTAACTCTGTGCTTTGTTGTTCCATCTTTGTCCTTAGTGGAGATGTACTATGTATAGTAATATAAATAACAATAGGGGAAAGCTACTCTGAGTACTCTAGAGTAACTATCTAATTTAACATTTAAGACAAGAATCTTAATGAAGTAATTACTACTTTATTTACCTCCTGTGTACAACTTAGGAAGTTGTCCATTGAAGTAACTCATTAAGAACTTCCCGTATTAACTAAGTAGCCCGTCTACTTAGATCTTCATTTGAGTTCTTGGAAGGATAACCTTCATAGAGAATTATATAGTACTTTTCTAGATTGTCAAGCTTTATTTGTATTTATTTATAGTCTCTGTCACTTATGTGACTACATAGACCTCTTGTGTCCACATTCATGGTCTCACAAGTGACCTATGCAAGGCTCCTGTGCACAGATTATCTCCTATGGACTAACCTGTCCCCAATTAAAGCCATAACTTCTTTGATTTCATTAGACTTTTTAGTCATGATGTCTACTTTCTTAATTAGTCTTTTTTGTGTACTTAGGAAGCTCCCACAAAAGTAAACACACAAGCATACCCCTCCCCCCCTATCAAGTTACTCCAAAGGTTCTACGTAGTAACCCTTACATGCTACTGACCAGTCAGTCAGTAAAGTTATCCACAGGTTCTCCACAGGTTAGGTGTAAGGGACTATGAAGCACCTATAAAGTACTACTCCAACGACACTAAAGTTCTAAGGGTAAACACCTACCTCCAAAGTTATCCACACATGGCTGTTACTAAACTGTGCATAAGTATGTAGTTATCCACAGACTAAACAACTTGGTGCACAAAAGTGAACCAAAACAGTGCACCAGTGCACAAATTGTATCATAATGGTGCATCATAAATGACTACTATACGTTACAGTTTACATGATCTGTACACCAGAGGACTACAATGCCACCATAAATGTAACCTAAGAGTACTACTAAATCAGGGCTGGCACGGCGCTTGCAATATGTAATGGGTCAATCGACAATCAATCAACTTGCAAAGGATATGCACACCATGAGTAACTTAGAGCACATTCGTACACACATCGAAGCATCCGCACCATGCAGCCTCTTCAGCGTAGCAACTTGGGCCGATACTCAACTCAATATCGACGCTGCTGGTTTTATAGCGATCGTTGACTTTTTAACTGCTGGTGACGTTATCAGCGTCAGTTACGAAGATTGTAATTTTGTAGTTGATCTTACTTAATTGGAGCACATCATGCAAAATACACTCATTGATAAAATTCTGTATTGTCTTTATGCAGTGGCCATTTTGGTTATCTGGTTGACACTATAATAAACACTCACTCACTTGCAAAGGTTCAGCACTATGTCAGTAAAAATCAGCGTTACATCAAAGCTCGACGGTATCAAGTCATGGAGCTTACAAGCACTCGAAACGTGTCCAGCATCAATTGAAAATGGTGTTTTAGTCGACGCATGCAAAGGATGCTATGCCACGACAGGCAACTACAATTATCCAAACGTCAAAGCTCCACGCGCTCACAACAAGCTTGACTGGCAGCGCCTAGAATGGTGCGACGATATGGTGCAAGCTCTGCAAGATAGTCGTTATTTCCGCTGGTTCGATTCAGGGGATGTATACTCAGCAGCACTCGCTGAGAAAATTCTAGAGGTTATGCAGCGGACACCATGGTGCAAGCACTGGTTGCCAACTCGTATGCATAAATTCCCTAAGTTTCGCACTGTCTTAACTACAATGCAAAGCCTCGACAATGTATCGGTTCGCTTTTCAAGTGACTCAGTGACGGGTCAATACGTCGAAGGCTTGCACGGATCCGTCATTGTCCCAACAAGTGACGATGCAACCGATTTAATGGAGCTTTGCCGTGCATACGAGAATGGCGGTAAGTGCTCAGGTTGCCGTGCTTGTTGGGATAAGTCAGTGCCATTAATTGCCTATGCAGCGCACGGAGTCAAAATGGCCAAAGTTATTCGCATCATCAAAGCAGCATGAAGGGATCACCATGTATCGCATACAAGCTCACAATTTAAAGTCAAAGCATATTGAAATTTACAAGGTTTCATCTTGGGAATATCAAAGTTTCGTCGCTGAATTAAAACAATCGGGATCATACGGGCTAATCGAGGCTGAATGGTTAGCACGGTATTGACTCAGTAAATTAGCGCCTACAATGCCGCTTTAAAGGCCTTTAAACGGGCCTTTATGGATGCACTGTCGCATCATTACTTGCAAAGGATACGCAAATGGCTAATATTGAACCACTAACAGCACGTCAGAAGGCCTTAATTGTCTCAAACGTGCTTAAGGCATGCACTGATATTGAAAAGCTTAACAGCACGGGTTATAAGTATTTATACCTATGCTCAGGCTTTATCGCACATTACAATTTGCACGGGTTTATTGCACATTATCGAACGCATTCACTTAAACGTGACATTGAACGCAATTACCGGCAAAATCAATGGCGCAATTTCCGTGATGGAGACGAACACGCGGGCTATTATCACTCAAAGCGTGACGTATACAATGCCATTTTAGGGGGCTTAGTAGCGCGTGACGAATTGGATGCGCAGACGTTCATGCGTGATCACTTTGAAATCATTCACATAAGGGGATAAACCATGTATATCATTCGGGACTGTACTGGGGCCATTGTGGGCCGCAAAGAAGGGTATAAAACGTCTGCTGTTGCTATGGGCTTACTTTCAAGGCGTGGCAGCATACGCAAGATTGTAAATTATGCATTTGCCTATCGCGATAGGGAAAAATACCCTAGTCTTTTAATCTGTTCTGTTAAATTGGAGACTAAACCATGCTAAACAATCAAGAATTTATAAGCCTTGAACGACGATTGTGGGCTGAGGGAAACCCATTGTGTGACGAATTAGTCTCTACACGGGACGAACTGCTGTTCCTATTGTCTCAGACTAAAAAGGTAATGCAAAAGTACTCACCATTTATCAACGAATGCGCTACTGACGATGACGGTCTCGAATTCTTTAAAGAATGGGACGAATTTTGTGATTCAATCGACAATTTAACTTTTGACTTAGGGGTGAAAGAATGACGCTAAAAACATATAATGTATACGTTGAAGACACTAGAGGGAATTACCATAGTGACTACACTGTAGAGGCTGAATCGGAGGCTATTGCCTATGACATTGCCTATGAGAGGCACAATTACGCGGATATGACCATTTATGTCGATCTTGAAGATGAGGGTTCGACTATGTTGCAAGATGCCTATTTTGAAGGTAAACACCCTTTAGAGGGCTTTCCATCTTTAAAGTGGAGTCCTAAATGACAATCATTATCATTGGCTACATTGTGGACTACATCATCGCGGAGGACTTGTGGTAAAAATACAACACACGTGGCCTTTCCCGTCTGAAGATAACCCTTTGACACCTTGGACACCTGAAGACCATAGGAAGTGGTTAGATGAACAACTCGACAATGTGCCTGAGAGCCCTTTAATGGGGCTTTAAAGGCATTATTTTAACAAATCAATACCCTGACTAGGGTGAACCATGAAAGAGGCTATAAATGCACTGCGTAAACTGCGATCGTCTGCTATCTGATTTTGAAGCGACACGTAAACATGCCATTACATTTCAGTTCTTGGACTTATGTAAAGTTTGTTTTGAAGATGTGAAGACAATCATCCCCACAATTGACAATCGATCATTGATGACAGAACAGGACTTTGACACCGATGAAGATGACAATCTGGACTCAGGGGATTCTACAGGTTTTCATGACCTCATTATAGATACTATAGAGAGCTATAGAGACTATGATGATGAACATGAAGAACATTAAAGGTACATTAAAGTAAAATACTACTTTATTGTCTATATCATTAAAACTACTTTAAAGTATTAAGGGGATAACATGAAAGATTCTAATGTCGAAGTTGATCAAGAAGTTAGAGATGAGACTCTAATGAGCAACGCAACAAGACCGGATCAAGCCTTTAATGAGCATGAAGAACAGATAATGATGCAAGAAGAAGCACATTATCATCACACACTTCACGAATTCGTTGAGCTTATTGTCTTGTACGGATGGGATAAAGTTAATAGGGATTTAAAGAATGCAATATTTGAGAAGGCATGGTGACACAATCATGATCATGGCACTATGTGTGTTTGTCTTAACTCTGATAAAGGTGGCCCTCAAATGAAAACAGTACTTGCACCTAATGCACCGTGGCCCAAGTGGGAACCAGTGTCGCCTAAGCGCTCTCATCACAAGAAAAAGAGACCGCTACCTAGTGAGACAGACGCTAAATTTGAACAATGGTTAAACAGGCAGAATCTGCCAAAGAAGGAGTTCCCAAATGGAATTAGATGATGATGAGTGCTTCAATGATGAGCGACACAATGATGACGATCAAGAGTGGACTTGTGACGTATGTGGTGGACCTATGTACTCAGCGCCTCATTGGAACTACGCGAAGTGTGACTACTGCGGTGCAATACCGGAGCTAGAAAGTGACATTTAACAACGCTTTGAAGGTTGCTTCTAAGTTCATCAAGCATTGCCCATGTGAGGCTTGTGGCAGCTCAGATGGCTCGTCCTTGTACGATGATGGTCATCAATACTGTCATGTCTGCCATGTGTACACATCAGGCGATCATGTCGATAATGTTGTAGAAAAACGACACATAACAAAGGTATTTCAGATGAAGACACAAGGGGAAGTGAAGGCCATAGTTGACAGGGGTATCCTAAAAGATACATGCGAGTTCTTCGGTGTGACACAGGAGACAGGTAAACACTACTATCCTTACTTTGATGAGTCAGGCTTGAAGGTAGCTGAGAAGATTCGCACAGTAGAGAACAAAACATTCTCCATCGCAGGGAACTTCAACAAGGCTACTCTGTTCGGGCAATCAATGTTTCAAAAAGAGGGTAAGTACATTACCATTGTCGAGGGTGAGCTAGACGCATTGGCTTCGTATCAGATGACAGGCAGCAAGTGGCCTACTGTGAGCATCCGTAACGGGGCTGCAGCGGCTGTTAAAGACTGCAAGGCTCAGTATGAGTATCTAGATAGCTTCGAGACTATCGTGATCTGCTTCGATGGTGATGAACCCGGACAGAAGGCGGCTAGGGAAGTTGCTGAGTTGTTCGGGAATAAGGTTAAAATAGTTAAACATTTGAAAGGGTACAAGGATGCAAGCGACTATCTATCTGAGGGAAAGTCAACTGAATACGTTAACCAATGGTGGAGAGCTGAGAGTTACGTACCAGACGGCATCATCCAAGCCTCTACGTTGTGGGACAGCGTATCTACACCTGAACCCGTTGCAGAAGCCTTCTACCCCTTCAAAGGACTCAACGATCTCTTGTATGGTTTGCGATCAGCGGAACTCATCACCGTCACGGCTGGAAGTGGTCTTGGTAAGTCCCAGTTTCTCCGTGAAATCCTCTATCGAATACTCGAAACTACAAAGTGGAATATTGGAGGAATGTTCTTGGAGGAGTCAGTGCGAAAAACCGCAAGGTCAATTATGTCCTTACACGCAAACAAAAAACTTCATCTGCCAGACACAGAAGTCACTGAACAAGAATTGAAGGAGGCTTTCGATGCTACTCTCGGTACTAATCGTGTATTCTTGTTTGACCATTTTGGCTCTCTGGCTATTGACAACGTCCTTAATCGCATTCGATACATGGCTCGTGCCTGTGATTGTCGCGTGGTTTTTCTCGACCATATTTCTCTTGTTGTCTCTGGTATGGATGGTAACGATGAGCGTAAGTCTATTGATGTCTTGATGACTCGTCTTCGTACATTGGTGCAGGAGACTGGTATTACCTTGATCTGCGTATCGCACCTGAAGCGTCCTAGCACATCGAATAAGGGACATGAGGACGGTGAGGCTGTATCGTTGTCTCAACTACGAGGCTCAGGTGCTATTGCTCAGTTGTCTGATGCTGTTATCACCTTGGAGCGTAACTCCATGAGCCAAGACCCTGAGATACGTCACACTACTAAGGTAGCAGTGGCTAAGAATCGCTACAACGGTTTAACTGGCCCCGCTTGCTCATTGAAGTACGACATGAACACTGGACGTATGGTTGAAGTTACTCTGGAGGCACTATGAGAATCCGACTATGGATGGATCCAAACAAGGTTTGGTGGGTTCAAAGCAAATGTTGGTGGCAGTTTAATTGGCGTAACGAAGCTTGTTTTATTCACGATGACGCCTATGAACGTGCTCATTTTTATGCTCGTCAATTACAGCACCCTACATTTGAGGAGATCACATGATTGAGATGATTATCGTAGGGACTATCGGCATTGGCTACGCTATTGTTGGGACACTACAATGGCTCAAGGGTGACATGGGTGCTGGTATCATGTGGATAGGATACTCGTTTGCCCAGATCGGCTTATTCTTAAATCTAAAGTGAAGGTACAAAATGTCATGGTTAATCAGCAAAGCCTTAATGAACTCTCTTTATTTGCAGGAGCAGGTGGAGGCATTCTCGGAGGAAAATTGCTCGGATGGAACACAGTTTGCGCCGTTGAATGGGAACCCTATCCCGCAAGCATACTTGTCGCCCGACAAAATGACGGACTTCTCTCGCCTTTCCCAATCTGGGATGACGTTCAAACCTTTGATGGAAAACCTTGGAAAGGAATTGTTGACGTTGTATCTGGAGGCTTCCCTTGCCAAGACATTAGTTCAGCAGGAAAAGGAGAAGGTATCACAGGAGAACGATCAAGTATGTGGAAACACATGGCTCGAATCATCGGAGAAGTCCAACCAACTTACGTTTTTGCAGAAAACTCCCCTTTGCTTCCTCGACGAGGACTTGAAGTTGTCCTTGAAGATCTGGCCTCGATGGGGTACGATGCGGAGTGGGGTGTGTTATCAGCAGGATCCGTTGGCGCACAGCACAAAAGAGATCGATTCTGGCTTGTTGCCCACTCCAACATCAAGAGACTTCAACGGACACACGGTGACTCAGAAACGTCCGAAGGGATTCAACAGAGTCCTACCAAACGTATTCAAGTTGGAGTTCCAGTTACACGGACAATGCTATCCACATCCTACTTTCAGCGAAGGGCTGATGCTATGGCCTATTGGGTGGACAGACTTAAAGCCATTGGAAACGGACAAGTCCCATTGTGTGCAGCAATTGCTTGGAAAAAGTTAAACACTAGGCTTGAACAAGAATTAAAATGAAACGCATTGCTCTCGACATTGAGACTAACATGGCGCATGATGTTATACATCTATGTGTGACACAAGACATTGACACAGGAGAAGTACGTAAATGGAAAGCAGCAACAGGACTCTGGGATTACTTAAAGGACGCTACGTTGATCGCAGCCCAGAACGGTCTATCATTCGACTTTCCGATCTTAAACAGGCTCTGGAAGACAAAGATTGGACTGAGGCAAGCATACGACACACTCGTAGTGTCAAGGCTACTAGAGCCAACGAGAGAGAACGGTCACAGCTTGGACGCATGGGGCAAAACGCTAGGGGTAGCAAAGCTGGACTACAAGGCAACGTGGCAGTGGATGATGAACCGTGAAGAGGCTTATTCTGGTGAGTGTTTTGATGCGCCCGTTGATGCTTTGCTTGAGCATTATTGCCTACGCGATGTTAGCGTTTTACGGAATCTATTTACTCATCTGGAAACTTGTGTTGAAGATAAAAACTTCTCTCAAGAAAGCATTGAACTTGAACACCAAGTAGCAGCTATCATAAATAAGCAGGAAAAGAATGGATTCAAGCTCGATGTAGTTCACGCTACTTGTCTACTATCTGAACTCAAGGGGAAGATGAGTGCCATCAATGACAAAATGCAAGATCTCTATCCACCGTATGAGGTTGAGCGCATCTCTAAAAAGACAGGGAAGATCCTCAAACCTGAAGTGGTGGTATTCAATCCAGCTTCTAGACAACAAATAGCTGAGAAGCTCATTGGACTAGGATGGAAACCTAAGAAGTTCACCGAGCCTACAGCTAACTACCCACAAGGTCAGGCTATCGTTGATGAAGCAGTGCTGATGGGTTTGAAGTACCCCATAGCAGCCATCATCGCTGAGTACATGATGCTAGGTAAACGCATAGCTCAGATTGAATCGTGGTTAGAAGTTGTAGGTAAGGACGGCAGGGTACACGGTAGGGTGATCACAAACGGGGCTGTAACGGGACGCATGACGCACATGAAGCCTAACATGGCACAGATCCCTAACTCAGGCTCACCCTATGGCCCTGAGTGTCGTCAGTGTTGGACAGTTGAGGAAGGTAACGTCCTAGTTGGATGTGACGCTAGTGGCTTAGAGCTGCGTATGTTAGCTCATTACATGAAGGATAAAGAGTATGTCAAAACAGTCTGTGAGGGATCGTCTAAAGAGGGCACGGATGTCCACACGGTTAATCAGAAAGCAGCCGGTTTACAAACACGCGACCAAGCAAAGACGTTCATATATGCGTTTCTATACGGGGCGGGTCCTGCGAAGATTGGATCGATTGTCGGTGGTAGTAGTGCCGCTGGTCAAAAACTTATCGATGCCTTTCTTAAAGGGACTCCCGCGTTGCAGCGTCTACGTAATAAAGTATCCGCATATGCGTGCGAGGGCTATGTACCGGGGCTTGATGGTCGCAAGATATGGGTTCGCTCTGAACATGCGGCAGTCAATAGCTTGCTTCAAGGGGCCGGTGCTATCGTCATGAAGAAGGCTTTGTGTATCTTAGCGGATACAATAAAGTGCAACAAATGGGATGCTAAGTTCGTCGTCAATGTCCACGATGAGTGGCAAATAGAATGTAAAGCAGACATTGCTGACCTAGTTGGTAAAGCTGGTGTACAATCGATAAGAGAAGCGGGGTTAGCGTATAATCTACGATGCCCTCTCGATGGGGAATACAAGGTTGGGTCTAACTGGAGGGAAACCCATTGATAGACAGAACAGATAAACTGAAATCTCAGATCATGTTGAACATTAGCGATGATTCTTTCTTGCTTTTGCACAGCGATGATCTGGATATTCTTGATGTATACTTAGTGCTCTCAGCGGCACTAGCGTACATTGAGGATGAAGCCGAGAATCTTTCTCGCAAAGAAGGTAGTTACCTTCAATAACTTAAAAAGGAAATGATATATGTCAGATTTGAAACCAGTAAAGATTAGCGGTGAGTTGTTTTGGTCGAAGTACATGGCTGAATTCAACAAAGCATTTAACGAAGACAATGATCGTTACGAATGCACCATCGGTAACATCAGTGATGACGATGCAGCAAAGCTCACAGGCTTAGGCATCAAAGTAAAGAACAAAGAGTCACAAGGTAACTTCATTGTGGCTAAGAGCAAGTACTTGTTCAATCCCACAGATGATTCCATGAAAGAAGTTGACGTTAAGGCTCTCGGTAACGGCTCCAAGTGCGTAGCAGTGCTCACAGCGTACACTCACCGTATGTCAGCGAAGCATGGCCTAGCACCTACGATCAAGAAGTTGATGGTGACTGAGGTAGTGACTTACACGCCTACAGAAACTGTTGAAGAGGACGATGACGCACTCTGAGGATCGTCCTAAGTTAGCCATCATTGACGCCGATTTGATTACTTACCGCGTTGGGTTTGCATCTGAAGACGTTGATGAAGCTATCTGTTTGGCTCGTGTGACTACTTTGATCCATGAGATTGTTTACGATAACCTGAAGTGCGATGATTACAAAGCGTACATCACAGGTCGTAGTAACTTTCGCAATGACATAGCAGTTACTGAGCCTTACAAAGGGAACAGAAAGGATGCTAAGAAGCCAGTGCATTACGCAGCTATTCGTACCCATCTCCAGCGCCTAGGGGCAGAACTGGTTGAAGGACAAGAGGCTGACGATGCAGTGGCTATTGAGGCAACTAAGACGGGCGGATGGATTGTCTCCATTGACAAAGACCTAGATCAAGTCGCTGGTTGGCACTACAACTTTGTGAAGCATGAGGAATACTACGTTACTGAGGAGCAAGGTCTTCGTAACTTATTCACTCAGGTGCTCACAGGGGATCGTATTGACAACATCATTGGCTTGAAAGGCATTGGCCCTGTAAAGGCTGCAAAGCTGCTACAGGATTGTAAAACTGAAAAGGAATACTATGATGCTTGTCTCAAAGCTTACGATGGTAATCAACTTCGTGTCGATGAAAACTTAAACCTTCTATGGCTCCGAAGAACATCAAACCAAATGTGCCCTCTAGTTTCTACCTTGTTGGATGCCAGTGGCAAGTCAAGTTCGTAGAGGAGTTATCTGAGTATGGTAAGTGTGATTGTGCTACTCAGATCATTCATCTTCGATCAGGTATGAATAAGAACTTCACTGAGCAGACATTCTGCCATGAACTCGTCCACGCTATTATGTTCGCTATGGGACATACTAATCACGATGAGATCTTTGTAGATGCTTTCGGTGCTCTGTTGCATCAGTATGAGAGAACAAAAGTAAATGGTAACTCGTAAGACAACCAGTAACATCAGGGCTAATGCGATGAAACATGGGTGGCGTAGCGGCTTGGAAGAAAAGGTTGCTAATACACTCATTGAAGCGGGTATCCCTTTCACGTATGAGAAGACCAAAGTTAAGTACATCAAGCCAGCGAGTGAACACCAGTACACACCTGACTTCGTGCTTGACAACGGTATCATCATTGAGACTAAGGGTTTATTCACAGCTCTAGATCGTCAGAAGCACATCTTAGTCAAACGTCAGCATCCCAACTTAGACATTCGTTTCGTGTTCTCAAATAGCAAACAAAAGCTACACAAAGGATCACGTACAACCTATGGTGATTGGTGTGTTAAAAATGGCTATATGTACTCTGACAAGTTAATCCCCCACGATTGGATCGTTGAAAGACGTAGAAAGGTATCAGATGGTAGTTACATTACGCAAGGAACATGAAGACGGCAGCGCAACTTATACGTTCGACATGAACGATGAGGAACGCCACGCACTTCTTAACTTAGGTATCATCACAGCTTTGAAGCAAGGCATTGAAGCAGGTAAGAAGTATCTAGATGATACAGACTACGACAGTGAGGTCATTGATGACGGAGCTTGAAGAATACTTTCACAACATCAACAATCAACCAACGAAAAAGGAACCTATGACTATGTTTCAGTACTTAAAGAACAAATGGCATGAATTGACTACGACTAAGTACGAGTTTGTAGAAGAAACAGAGACAATCATGGATGAGGATTATTGGGCGTTTGAAATGTACAGCCATGAGTGGATTGACATTGAAGGGGAAAAACAACCTGTGAGACACACATTCATTGTTGAAGCTCACGACAGTACTTGGATGGACGTTCTTGATCGCATCTTAGACGAGATGAACAATCATTACGGATATAACATCAAAGAGCAAGTGTACTACTCAGTTAACTTCCCTTTGAATGAAGTTGATGATCGTACAGGAAAGCCTTTTGCAGGTTACGGACGATGCTTGAACGATGCAGTGCTTCAGCAGCTTCTCTTAGCTTATCCTGAAGTCTACGAATTGGACTTGCCTAAATAATGCGTATCTTAGTAATTCCAGATACCCAAGCAAAACCAGATGCTCCTCAAGAGCACCTTACATGGGCAGGGAAAGCAGTTTGTGATTACCGTCCAGATGTCGTAGTTCACTTAGGAGATCATTGGGACTTCCCTAGTCTCTCTAGCCACGACAAAGCAGGTAGCAAGTACTTTGAAGGTAAACGCTACCTAGCTGACGTTGCAGCAGGGAACACTGGGATGCTGACCCTACTGAACCCTCTACACAACCTCCAGAAGGCTCAGAAAGAGGCCAAGCAGAAGGTTTACAAGCCTCGTATGGTGTTCTTGAAGGGTAACCATGAGCATCGCCTCACAAGGGCTGTGAACAACAATCCAATGCTTGAAGGTCTATTGACCTATGATGACCTCAACTTGAAAGATTGGGAAGTACATGAGTTTCTCCATCCAGTTTTCATCAACGGAGTTGGCTTCAATCATTATTGGCCTGTGGGTGCTATGGGCCGTCCTGCTGCTTCTCCCGCTGCTATCATTTCTAAGCTCCATATGTCGTGTGTTGCAGGTCATCAACAAGGCAAACAGATTGCTTATGGTAAACGTGCTGATGGTAAGCCTATTTGTGCTATTGTTGCCGGTAGTTACTATCTTCACGACGAAGATTACATGGATCAGCTAAGTAACCGTCATTGGAGGGGCTTACTGGTAATGAATGAAGTAGAGGATGGACACTTTGACGAGATGTTCCTATCCATTGAATACCTAGAACGAAAGTACTCACACAATGAAACCAACACTCAAAGAGATTGAAGAGTATCAATCAGGGTTAAGTAGTGCAAATGCTAAACAAGTAAGTGGAAAGCACTACAAGGAGAAGGAAATTCAACCTTGGGACTATATTTATGCAAATAACCTTGGCTATTTTGAAGGAAACTGTGTAAAATACGTGTCCCGCTGGAGAGACAAGGGCGGTATAGCCGACCTCCAAAAGGCAATCCATTATCTTGAAAAACTAATTGAACTAGAGAACAACCAAAAATGAATCAAATGACCCCGTATCAGACCTATATTGCTAAAAGCCGTTACAGCCGGTACTTGGACGATAAAGGTCGCCGTGAGCACTGGCCTGAGACAGCTAAGCGCTACATGGACTTCATGCAGGAACACCTTCAGAAGAACCACGGCTACACAATGCCAGCATCACTGTACATCCGACTTAACACTGCTATTGTCAACTTGGACGTTATGCCTTCGATGCGCTCAATCATGACCTCAGGTGATGCCCTAGAGCGTCAGAACGTAGCAGGTTATAACTGTTCGTACATGCCCATTGACGACCCTAAAGCTTTCGATGAGGCTATGTACATTCTCCTGTGCGGTACAGGTGTAGGTTTCTCTGTGGAGCAGAAGTATGTCAATCGTTTACCTGAGATTCCTGAAAAGCTTTATGAGTCTAATACTGTGGTTCACGTTAAGGACTCCAAAGAAGGATGGGCTAAGGCACTACGACAAGTACTCGCTCTATTGTGGGCGGGAGAAGTACCTAAGTGGGATGTCTCTGCTGTGCGCCCTGCTGGTACACGCCTCAAGACCTTCGGGGGCCGTGCAAGTGGTCCAGAGCCGTTGGTTGACCTCTTTAAGTACGTGGTCGCTAAGTTTAAGACTGCCCAAGGCCGCAAGCTCTTCTCGATTGAAGCACATGATATTCTCTGTAAAATTGGAGAAGTTGTGGTTGTCGGTGGAGTTCGTCGCTCAGCAATGATCTCTTTGTCTGACTTGGGTGATGATCGTATGGCTCACGCTAAGGCAGGAGCTTGGTGGGACGGTAATGGTCAACGTGCCTTGGCTAACAACTCAGCCGTGTATGATGTCAAGCCTGACGTAGGTCAGTTTATGCGTGAATGGAGCAATATTTATGAAAGTCACTCAGGTGAGCGTGGAATTTTTAACCGCTATGCGTCTGAGATTCAAGCGTCTAAGAATGGTCGTCGTGTACTCGATAAAGAATGGGGCACTAACCCTTGTTCTGAAATTATTCTCCGCCCTTATCAGTTTTGCAACCTCAGCTCAGTTATTGTGCGTTCGGGGGATACACTGGAGTCTCTTAAAGAAAAAGTCGCTATTGCGACAATCTTGGGAACCTTCCAATCCACGTTAACTAACTTTCCATATCTGCGTAAGATCTGGCAGACTAACACTGAAGATGAGCGCTTGTTGGGTGTCTCCATGACAGGTATCTTGGACAATACGTTGCTCAATGATGCCTACGATAAAGACTTACCTGCACGTTTAGAGGAGCTGAAAAATGTCGCTGTGGATACTAATAAGCATCTTGCTGCTGAACTTGGCATCAATGCTTCTGCTGCAATCACCTGCGTCAAGCCCGAAGGAACGGTTAGCCAGCTTACTGGTACTGCTAGTGGCATTCATCCTCAACACAGCACTTATTTTATTCGCCGTGTACGTTCTGATGCCAAAGATCCAATTACTGACTTCTTGAAGAGTGCTGGATTCCCTTGGGAGCCTTGTGTGATGAAGCCTGAGTCAACGACTATCTTCTCGTTCCCTATGAAGACACCTGAAGGTGCTCGTCTACGTGAAGACTTGTCAGCTATTGAACACTTGGATCTGTGGTTAGCATTTCAGCGCCATTGGTGTGAGCATAAGCCTTCAGTGACCATCTCAGTCAATGAGGACGAGTGGCCTAAGGTAGGGGCGTGGACATGGGAGAACTTCGATGAGATCACTGGTGTATCTTATTTACCGATGGATGGTGGAACTTATCGACAAGCTCCCTATGAAGCCATTGACTCAAATACGTATACTGAACTTCTTGCTCAAATGCCGACTGAGATTGATTGGGAACAAATGACAGAGAAGACAGATAACGTGGAAGGTGCTCAGATGCTTGCGTGTGTCGCGGGGGTCTGTGAGATCTAAGTACATCAATGTTCTCATGCGGGTGATCGAGATGGTCACCTGCTTTCATATTATCGCTAATACTTGGAGGCACTGGTAATGAACTGGTTTGATAAATGGTTTGCAAAGAAATCTAAGTTTGTTTGGGATGAGTGTAAAAAAGAAGGTCACGGACTTGCCCCATCAAAGGCAGACTTTGATTTTCTTAAATGCCGTGTTCAAGATTTGGAAATAGATCTTCATAAAATTCGTTATGAAAGTCAAACAGGTTCTTTAGCAAGACGTTTGGATCTTTTAGAAACTTATCTAAATATTGAAGTTGATGATAAGCCTAAATACAAACTAAAAAAGGAGAACCCACAATGATTATAGACTTTTCATGGTCCGGAGGCTTTGTAATCGGTATTGCCCATACTGATCAAGCCGTTGTTGAAGTAGCTGAGGATGATTACGAGATGGCTACCGCTGTCTTGATTCACCTAGGATTCTTCACAATGGCAATCCTCTTTACATAGACTAACGGAAACTAAGAAGCCCCTCACGGGGCTTTCTTTTTAGGCTTTGTGGTATTCCTCTTCGGTGAGGATACCTGCTTTGTACTTACCTTCAGGTTTGAAGATAGTCAGCTCTTGTTGCCTCATCTCAGGTGCAAAGCTAATGTGCATCCAGCGTCCAAACTCGTGTATCATTTGATCAAATTTGATGCCAGCTTTCTTGACTTCTTGACACAGCTGAATTGGAGTCAGCTTAGAGCTAGACACATCAATGGCCCATCCGTCCATGTGAGAGGACACTTTAGAGCCTCCAACAGCCACGTTCACGGCGGGTAGACGCAACCAAGAGTTAATCTTCAGTGGCCCTGTAACGGCTCGTAGTTGCTCTAGTTTCTGAGCTGCTACCTTCATGTTCTCAAGTTGGACAGTAGAGGGTTGATTGTCGATACCGTTGCGTACAGCAGTCTCACTGTAGGTAGCCTCATCCAATGTAAAATGCTCACTTAGGTTCATTGTCTTCTCCTACTTTAATACCTGTAATCAAGCCAATGAATCCACCAACGATAGTCTGGAAAGCAGGGCCTACAATATCAAATACAATCTTATCGTCCACTGTTGAATCCAGCAAAGCAATAACGAACATAGCTACCATAGCTACGACAACTAGCACAAGTGAGCCTGTAGCGGTAACAACACAGAAGTCTTTTAGCTTCATTTTTAGAGTCCTTTTGATTTATCTTTACTGCCCTGCGAAGAGCCTCTATGGAAATTCACAACAGTGCCGCACAAAGTAACAAGAGAACCAAAAGCCATGAGAGCTAATTCTTTGTTGTCTGGGGGAACTTGCTGAGACATCAACATATATGTAAGACCAATAGTACTCAATACGATCACTACGTCAATACAATATGCAATGTTCTTTGATAACCAAGACGCATTAGCTGAGTTCTGGACTTCAGCGTTCATCTTACGTGCGCTATCTGTATTAGCGTTGTTTAATTCCAACTCTTTAAGGTCTAGTTCACGCAGTTTTAAAGCTGCATCAGGGTTAGCCTGAAGGTGTGCAGCCACCGCCTCAACTGTATCTTCTACGCCTAACTTAGAAGCTATAGCTTTAACAGCTATACCGCCGAGAGGACCCATTACAGCAGTAGCTAGGCCGGGTGCTACATTCTTTAAAAGACCTGATAGTATGTCGTTCATGGTTTACTACACGCCGCTACAGCGTCCTTTACAATAATATATAAGTAGAGTTCAAAAGGTAAAATAATACAAAACAATAGAGTAAGAATCACAAGGAAACTTATGTAGAGTGTCTCGCTAGAAGAATTGCTGCTGTTAGTCCCCATATTTCCAGTACCAATATAGCCATTACTATGACCAGTAATATCCGTTTCCTAATCTTATTAACTAAGTTAGTTTTCTTTAATACTTCTTCTTTTCTGCGTTTTATTGTTAACAAGTGCGTTACTTCTTGTTTCTCTCGCACTATTCCAAACATTTCAATTACGTCACTGTAAAGTGAACCTAACTCAGGAGGACTCTGGTAAACCATTGTCTCTCTTAATTCCTTCTGGGCCTTCTCCATCTCCTTTTTAGCTATTACTAAATCCAAGGAGACATCAAGTAACTCATCAGGCTCTATGACCTCATGGTCAATACGTTCTTGCTGTTTAGCTATCTTAGCGTCAATGGCTATCATGGCTTTAAAGAAGATCTTCAAGTTCTTTATTAAATCAGCCTTGATGTCCTGTTCACTGTGTTGTACTCTCTTAGGTGGAGCCTTTTTAGTTGGTGTAGTTTCCGGCGTAACAGGCTTAGGTGGCTCCTGCGGTGACGGAAACAACTTAGACTTAATGAACCCCCATAACCCAACTACTTCCTCTACGTGCTCTTTAGCTTCATCAAAGGTCTCCTTAGCCTGTAAGACTACGCCTTTGTATTCTTTGTATAGCTCACATCCCTGCTGGATAGCCTCAACAGCTTTGAGAGCACCAGCAAGGAGGATTAGAGGCATTACTTCACTTCTGGAGGAACCAAACCTGTTGAGAGTAGGCCGCGATAAGCTAAGTTAGGCTGTGAAGGAAGAGCTTGACCTGAAGCAATTGAATTAGCAGCTTGTTGTGCAGCTCGTCGACGCATCAAACCTTGTAAAGTATCCGCAGTATATCCAGCAGCGGCAAGACCTCCAGCAGCCATTGGTGCTTGAGTAGCAGCAACACCATACGCACCAGCAGACAACTTAGAACGAAGAGGATTAAACTGAGAAGCAAAGCTCAACAAAGGATCAAGGCTACCGCCTTTGATAACAGATTTAATGATATTCTGTTCTTGCTCATTAAACATATTCATCTTGTTTTTGTTAGCTGCAATATTAACAAAGCCTCGACGAATCAGCTCACTTTCAGAAGCGTTAGGCATCTCTTTTTTAATCTCAGCTACGTTAAGAGCGTCTTCCAAAACTTGAGCACGAGAGGCATTACGCCAATCCTTACGAGCGTCCATCACTCTTTTAACAGCATCGTCTAGACCTGCTTGACCAGCAATTAAGTCACGACCATTAAGCTTAGCGATGTAGTTATCAACAGAATCTACAGCTAAAGAACCAAGACGAGCTTCTTTTGGCTCAGAGCTACCCTTCAGATCATTAGCTAATTGACGAAGACGGTCTACAGTAGCAAAAGGAACTCTTTGAGTGCCAATGATCTTTTCCATCTGAGCTAGTGTTCGTTCAACTGTAGCTGCTTCAGGAGATCCGGGAATCATATTTGCATCGTCTAAAGACTTACGAATATCTCCAACCATGTTTAAGGCGCTCTGAGGCTTAACTGCAATTCCGGCATCATCCACAGCTTTATATGAACGAGAAGCGCGTTGCTTAACTTCCTCCATTGTAAAGACAGGTTTGTTTTCTTTGATAGCTGCACCAATAGCACGACCTGACGCTCCAGCTGCCAAAGTACCTGCACCAATAGCTGCAATAGTGGCTGCAAGATCACTACCTGTGTAGTCTTTAATAACTTCAGCAGTGGGTTGAGACACTAAGCCAGCAACAGCAGATACTGGAATCTGACGAGCCATATCAGCAGCCAATGCGGGAACATTAGGAGCTAATTTAGCAAGCGAACCTGTGCCCATCATAGCTTGAGCGCCAGCTTGGACAGCACGTTCACCCATTGTCTGAGGCTCAGGAATACCTGCTTGCGTTAGGGCTTGACTTTGAGCTTGAGCAAAACTAGGGATGCGGCTTTCTGAACCCATCAGATTAGCGCCAATGTTATACAAGCCACGACCAGCTTCTAACACCGCAGTAGCGGGAGCTGTGAAACCTTCAATAGCTGCACGCCCTGTTAACCCTAATTGACGAGTGAGTTCTTGTCCTGTTGAACGAGGAATAAGATCTTCAAACGAAGTTGCTTTAGGGATTAAATCATCAAAAGACACATCTGCCATTTTTATTCCTTATTTATTGAACAGCGTAACCTTGATCTTTTAAACGCTTCATTACAGCATCGCGAGGAGCGCCTCGTTTGATAGCATCGTTAGCTTTGTTCATTACGTCTTGCGTAAGAGGTTTTCCTTTAGGTGCTGTAGGAGTCTCAGCAGCTGGTTGCAACTGAGGATTCATTCCAGACATGTTGCTTTTATTAGGTGCAATATCGCCTTCACCAAGACCGGGAATAGCGGGAATACCTGAGGAAGTCAAAGTAGAGCGTTTAACCTCTAATGATTTCTTGGTGTTTGCTAATGTAGTAGCCAAATCCTCAAAAGCAGAAGTTAACAACTCACGGTTCTTCCATGTGTCCTCATCTGCAATCTGATCTTTGGCACGTTGAGCATCGCCCTCAGTTTGTGTTCCCTTAGCAGCCAACAAAAGATTATTAGCTTGGGAGATAACTTCACGTTTTAGTTGCTTGAACTCTTTGGTATCTGCTGTGGGCCTACCGATGAAAGCTGATACACCGCGCTCCACGTTTTGATATAGACCTAGATTAAGGTTGTCAATCTTAGGTGTCAAAGCAGTAATCTTTTTAATCGATGTTTCCAAAGTAGACATCTGCTCATCAACAGTACCAACTTCCTTTTTAATGGACGCTGGAAGTTTAGTTGCGGGAGTTGTCGTAATTGTTCCTGTCACACCTGTGGTGGCCTTGACACCACCTTGAACTGATGGTTGAGCAGCTTGCTTGCCCACTAAAGCGGCTAGGTTAGGCGCTGAAGACATCAAGTCAATAGGCTCAATGGTTGTAATCTCACCTGTGTCTGAATCACGGAAGATCTTAGGTTTGTTTTCTTGACCAATCAACCAACGGACTCGTGCTTCCTCTTCAGGAGTAAGTGATTCCTTTTTAGCAAGTTTAATCTCAGCGTTAGCAATCATTTCACGATTACGCTCAGACACCGTAGTCGCACCTGCTGTACGCATAGCTTTGTCTGCTTGTGCTTTCTTTAATGCAGCTGAACGTGACAAATCAGCTAATTGCATAGCACCTTGTTGATCACCAATTTGAGCTAATTGTTGCGCTGCTGTTGCAATAGCATTAGGATCCGTTTGATCAAGATTACGGACAATCTGTTGACGCATACTTTGAAGCTTCAACATAGGATCTTGAGCGCCCATAGCTCCAGCAATACCGCCAGCTAGTTGGTAGCCTCCATATTGAGCCATCTGACGAGCTGACTGCTCAGGAGTCAACTGAGCCATAGTAGCTGAATTAGCTAAAGCTTGTTGAGTAAGTTGTTGTTGATATTGTTCAGGAGTGCTGAACAGACCGCCCATCATAGAATCTGTTGCCATATTATTTACGTTCCTTAGAGATTAGCGTAGCCGAGCGGAACAGTATTATAAACCATATTGGGGCCGTAAACATCTGTACCATAAATGTCATATGTGGGAGTCATCATACCTGAACTTGTGATACCTCCGCCAACTCCTTGACCGTTATTCCCACCTAATATATTGCCAAAGATGCCACTAAGCATGTTATTACCTGATGCACCGCCTAAGATCTGAGCTAATGTATTAGTCTGACCTGCGGACTTTAAGTAACCTGCTGCGTTAGCACCTGCTGTAGATTGTTTAGCGCCTAAGGCAGTACTAATATCAAACGGCTGTTGTCCCAACCCTTCAGTGTATCCAGAAGCTTTCAAATTAGCAGTGTAAGGATCGTAAGCACTAGACAATAAGCCCTGACCAAACTGATATTGTTTCTGACCTGCTTGAGTAGCATCAGCAGCCAACTGGAGGTCTTGTTGAGCACGAGCATTCGCTAGAGCTTGATACTCAGGATTAGCCATACCTAAATTACCGCCTTGAGCCACAGACAAGCCTGTACGACCTGAGTTGCTCAACTGGTTCATCAAGTTAGCTGATTGCTGTTCACGACTAGAAGCCAACAGAGCTTGCTGGTTAGCAATGTACTGCTGTGCTTGCTCTTGAGGAGACTGAGTCATGTACTGTCTACCCATAGCTTGAATACGAGCTTGGTCTTGTAACGTCTGAGGAATTCCTCCCATCAAGGAAGTCTGAGCACTTTGTAGTTGAGGATTAAGATTGTATCCTGCACTTGTCAAGTTACCATTAGCGTCATAACCAAAGTTAGACGTACCAAAGTTATTTGTAATACCTACAGGACGAAACTGAGAGGACTGAGCAGCTGCATTGTTACCTGCTACGTTCGATTGGTTCTGTAGATAACTACCGGCAGTGCTTAAAAGACCTTGGTTAAGCTGTCCTGTACCACCTCCACCTCCAGAGTTAGTAGGAGCGCCGTAGGCCAACAAAGCAGTAGGGTTTCCTGTAGCGTAGGCTGTAATAGCAGGAATAGGATTATCAATTAACTTTTGACCTACATTGCCAAGAGTATCAAGAGGGTTACTCAGGAAATCACTAAAAAATCCCATATTATTTAGCCTCCAGCGCGGTTATGCGCTCAGTTAGTGTTGTTAGTGCCGCAGCTTGCTGAGTGATGATGGCTTGTTGTTCTTGGATGGCTTTAATGAGCATGGGGATGAACACAGTCATTTTTACAGACTTGGTTGTTGTCCCTAAAGCATTACCTGCTTCGTCTTTATCTGGCGTTTCATCAACTAGCCCCGCAAAAACTTGTTCAAGTTCTTGTGCAATTACACCAATTTGTTTGTGGTTTTCATAGCCCAAATCCGCCTTAAGGTTGTAATTAACAATCCTGACTTTCATTAAATCATCAAGTTTTGGCGTAGCGTCTGTAATGTTCTCTTTCAATTTGATGTCAGAGATAGGTCCGTAACTGTTGTTGGTGTTTGTTACGTTACCGTTTGTGGTGACGTTAAAGGACAATGTTCCTTGCGTTGTTGATGTTGCTGAGTACCAACCTGTATAGAGAGATCGGCTAGTACCTGCAACCTGTCCAGAACGAGAGTTAATTACATCGGTGTTGTTATAAAACACTTGGACACCGCTTCCAAAAGTACCGTTCACCAAAAAGTTATTGTTGGCATCAAGCGACATTCCTTGGGTAAAGGTGATGGCGTTACCTGCTGTACCTGATGCTGCATTACGCCATACATGAGAACCAGCAAATTGGTAATAATCCATTGCCGTTGCTGAAGCAATATATTTCCAATTTGTACCGTCAAAGTAAGTGTTTGTTGTAATGTGAGCAGAACCTGTATCACCAGAAAACGCAGCGCTTGATGAACCTGCTACTTGAATGGCTTTATAGCCTCCCGCCCAAGCACTAGGAGTAACACCCACACCTACGTTACCTGACGCATCCTTTATAAGACCACCAGCGCCTACGTTAAGTGTATCGGTAGCAGCGTCACCTAGTACGGTATTGCCTGTAGAAGTCAAAGTAGTAAACGTACCCGCAGCGGCTGTAGTGCCTCCAATGACAGCGTTATCAATAGTGCCACCACTGAGGGTTGGACTAGTTGAGTTAGCTTTAGTAGCTACTGCTGTGGCAATGTTGTTGAACTCAGTGTCAATCTCTGTGCCGCGAACGATCTTTAAAGCACTCCCCGGTGGCAGGGTGTCCTTAGTTGTAAAGTTAGTACTTTTTGTGTAGTCTGTCATGTCTATATCCCTATTATTAGGCTATTTTACCATTCTTTGCTTGAAGTTCCAACTTTTGAATACTGAGTAAGTATCCTTTAACTTCAGTCTCGTATCCTGTTTGGATAACTTTACCACTACCTGTAGGATAGACAGTAATAGTCTGTAAAGCTACACCATCAGTGTAATAAGCTGTACCGTACTCTCCGACACCATAATAGCTCACAGCTTGATCAGCAATGGTTACGTTTTGGGACTGAAACGCACCTGTAAAGTCATAAGCCCACTTAACAGTTACAACTTGATCTGTTCCACCGATAACTACTACTTTGAGTTTCTTTAAAATAGAAGTTACGTTAGGTTGGCCTAAATCAGTGTGCTGAGTGTAATACTGCATCCGATACGTTACATCATCATTGTCAAAGTAGCTTGTGTACTTGCAGATATAGCCGGGACGACCGAACAATAACGTACCGTCTGAGCGCTGGCAGAAACTCTTAGGCTCAATAGTGTCCCATGTAGTTACTCTTAAACTGCCATCAGGAAGTGTTGCTTTAGTGTCAAAACAATACACTTGCTTAGTTAACGGCAGTGTCAGTAAGTAGAAACCCTCACGAGGGGAATACACTGATTTAATTGTTGTAGCGTCTTCACCTAAAACAGCAGCTAGTAAGTCATTACGTACATTACGAGACAGGTCATTCAAAGGAGCTGACTTCTCTTGAATAGTGCGAGAGATTGAACGCAATCCTGTTTCAGACAAAAAAATAATATCTGCGCCAGTGTTGGCAACTGAGTCACGAGCAATACAACCAATACCTGTAACGACATCAGATAGAGTCATTGTAGATGGTGTATTAGCGCCCGTGTAGATCAGGATGTTACGTTTACCAAAGATATACAGGAAATTATTATGAGCAGCTAAGGCAACAATAGTGTCTCCACCTTTAGGCCACACAGTAGTTATATTTAATGTACCCGCTGTGCCTGTACTCCACTTTTGAGGATTCAGAGTGTCTGACCATTGAACAGTTACTTTGTCTGTTGTAGTATCAGCATTCCACAAACGACCATAGGCGCTGATAGTAATATTAGCTAATTGAACAGTACCGTTGTAACCAGTTTCTTGATCTGCTCTAAAGTAAGTAGTTGATGATACAGAAGGATCAAAACCAATAGGTGGGTAGCCTCTTTGAAAGAAGTATAAGCGTCCGTTGAGGTTAGCAGTAGACCAGTTACTATCTGTAATAGTCGGAGCAGTGCCTACACCGTTAAAGGTAACTTCAGATAACGTAGTACCTACTAACTTAAAAATCTTATTGTTACCTGCACACAATGTGTATGAAGTTCCAGCAGTGTCGATAAGCTCAGCAATGACTTTAACGTCAGCAGTGCCTAAAGCAGCTAATGTGCTATGTTGCTTAGTGTATCCCTTACGAGCACCTATACGTCCGTACTGATCAATGATACAGTTATTAGCAATTAACGCCCAACCAGTAGCTAAATCAAGAGATGCGTCTTGAGTGTTCAGGCCGTAAAAGCCCGGAGCAGCTATCGAGTAAGATTGGAGCTGCTGAGACATTACGCTGGGACCCAAGCATCATTCTCAGGTGAACGTGCCACCTCAATGGCAATAGCATCAGCCAATGCTTTCTTAGCTAAAGCAAAACACTCTGAGCTAGACAATCCACCGTCTTCACCGCGCTCAACTAAAGCCCTAGCTAGAGCACCTAAGACAATAGGTTCTTTTGGCAACTTAGTCGTATCTGTTGCGTTTATCATGTCAGTTTCTGGCACGACCAAGCTAAAACGAATACTACTGACACCTACTGGAATAGGGTACAACATAGCTTCAGCGTCACCGTTGCTGTCTACACCGCTAAAGGCATATTCACTAGGATCTGCGTTTTGAGGCGAAGCTGTGCTAAATACTCTCTTCTCTATTTCATTAATAGTTGTTGGAAGCAAAGCACCATACTTGGTAATGTCTAAAACGTTAGTTACACGAAAGCGAGTACCCGCACCAGTTAAAGTGTAACCAGTGTACTGACTAGCTACTGTAGAAATAGTAATTGAGGTATTGAAAGCATCCCAATCGTAAGCATCGCAACACTCACGCTTAGCATCATTAACAAACTTACCAATGAGGGTACTTAAAGATGTGTCTGTTACAGCACTCACCTGTGCTTCACGAAGACGTACTAGAACGTCATTTACTAAAGTAAGATACGTAGGCAAAGCCATAATGCTTATACCAATTCAGTAACAGAAACCGTGGAAGATGTAACTGTCGCATCTTTAATAAATGCTATCTTTTGTCCGGGAGTGACCGCAATAATTTCAATAGAGTTATTGGGCATCATCATAGATGTTGTGAGGTTTGCTGTAGGGCTTGTACCAATTTGATAATGGCAATGACCCAGTGAGCAAGCAATACGCACTAATGTTGTTGATGCTCCGAATGCAGTCATTTGAACGCTAGAATTAGTAACTGAAGCAACTTGAGTAGTGCCCATTGAGGCAACACCGTAAGCTACTTGATTAGGATCTAATTGAAATGTAGACATTGTTTATACCCCTTAAACTTTCTTAGATTTGTTCATCTTGTTCTTCATGGTACGCTGACCACGCATGGGCATCTTAGCTTCAGACATGCCAATAGCAATAGCTTGCTTACGGTCTTTAACAACAGGGCCACCTTTACCGCTATGCAGAGTACCTTCTTTGTACTCACCCATAACTTTACTTATCTTAACTGTTTGTTTCTTTGTAGCCATGTTGTGTCCTATTTAAATAATCTATCCATGAAGAATGTGATACCGCCACCAACTAAAGAAGCAATAGTCATACCCATCCAAAAACCACCTTTAGACTTATTGGCAAGCTCTAGAAGGCACTTAACGTCTTTACGTAAGTCAGACACTTCACTTTGTAGAGAATCTACCTGAGCTTCTAGCCTACCAAACTCTCGTGCAGATACTTCGTCCATGCTATTCCATAGCCTCAAGTTGAGCTAGTTGATCAGCCTTGCTTGGACGGCCCATCTTTTTAGTAGCTACTACAGGAGGAGTATCTTCAACAGGAGTGTCTTCCTCTACGCGCTCGTAGTCAGGATGGCCCTTCATAGAGTCAATATCAACTTGATGCACAAAGGTAACAGTGTTTCCACTGATTAGACATTTAAAGGTAGCTAACATGGAGGTAATTCCTTAATAGGCACAAACCAAAAGAGACCCCTTGTGAGGATCCCCTTCAGTTTGTTTATTAGACCAAACGACCAATAACCACTTTAACAGTAGTCGAAGCCAAGTCAACAGTGCCACCTGATTCGTTCTGTAAACGAAGTGTGACCACGTTAGCAGCACTGACGTAGGCGTGGCAAACCACAGCAGCTTTGTCAACACCGAATGAAAAACCTAGAACAATGTCGCCAAGGACAACACCGGGAACAGCAATAGTTTCTGTTTCACCAGCACCGTCAACTAGCGAACCAGCGTCCAAGGTACAAGTTACACTCCATGTGTCTGAAAACAGACCACGGAATTGATCGTTACCTTGACGGGTAACAACAGCGGTTGCAGCGGGCATTTATATACTCCTAATTGATATTATATGAAAGACTAAAAAGACCCCCTCCATGTTAAGAGGGGATCAATTAAGCTTTAACGATTAGGTTGGCACTGCCAAGGCAACAGAAGCGTAGTCACGCAATTCAGCAACACCGTACAGAGTGTCAGCAGTAAACAGAGTACCGAGGTATTCTTGTTTGTACTGAGTCTGTGCGCGGATGCCCACTTGCTCCACCAAGACCATAGAGTCCTTGTGTGCCATCAGAGCGATACGAGCTGGTTGAGCTGTACCTGTACCATCTTCGGCATCAGTAGGTGTGTCAGCGTTTGTAGAAACGTACACTTTAACGCCATACACATCACCGATTTCACCGTTACGGATGGTGTTGTTACCGCCTTGTTCACCCACAAAAGCTTGCTCAGTGAAACGAGCCAAACCCATCAAGGTGTTACGTGACGATGGAGGAACGATGAAGAAACGACCGTCCATAGGCACATCAGAGTCATCCAAACGCTGGATAGAACGACGAATTGCAGCGTCAGTCAAAGCAGCTTGGTTGTCAGTGGTGTAGTCATAAGCGGTAGTACCGTTAGAACCGATGAAAGCGCCTGAATAACGAGCACCTGTACCACCTTGAGCCAAACGACCCAAGCGGATCAGGTCAGAGTCAACTTGCTTACCGAGTGCGTAACCAGCGTCATCTGTGTAGAACTGACGGAGGCTAGACAAGGCTTGTGCTTCGACGATGTCTTCGATCAAACGGCTGTATTCGTAGTGCTTGTTAATCAAGACTTGCACTTCAGTTTCAGTTGCTGCGATCAATGTTACTTGAGTAGAAGCTGCCTTGACAGAAGCTGAACCACGTGTAGGGCTAGGAATGTGAACTGTGTCACCTTTCTTGCCTTTGAAGCTCATTTTCTTGACGAGGTTAGCGGCTACCAAGCTCTTCTTATAAGCAGCTACAATTTCATCACTCCAAATTTCAGGAATGAATGTATTAGCTGTTGTTACCGTTACGTGTGCTGTTCCGAGACCCATTTTAAATACTCCTAGAGATATACAAATTAATTAATAAAATTAAACTCACCGAACTCGTCCATCAGCGTAGGCTTGCATGATTTCAGGCTCTAACGCTTCATAACGATCCGGATCACTCATTCGCAGCCGAATAAGGTCGGCCCGACGATAAACTCTCTTCGACGATTCACCAGTACCACCAGTATCAACAGTAGCAGCTTTTAAGTTCTGCTTTAAGGTGTCTTTACCTTTGGCTGCTACCTGCTGCGTCTTAATATCCTTAAGCTGCTTAAAGGTAGACAACAATTCATTTGCGCTGTCGTAATCAAACTCACCATCGGCTTTAGCGTACAATTGAGTGCGAATGGGAGACTGTTTTACCCACTCCGCAAACTCAGGATTTTGAACAATAGTACCGAAGTCAGGATGCTCTTGACTTAGCTTCTGCTGAATCTGCATCTTCTTGAACTCTTGGGCGCTATGACGCGCTGCGAGAACATCTGGATGCTTATCAATAGAATTACGAATTGCCTTCTGAGGATCTTCAAAGAAGTCAATTTCAGGCTCTACTTCAGTAGGTGCAGACTTACTCGATAGGCTCTGTTTCAACAATTCATCAGCAAGTTTACGAACCTCGCCAACTTCTTGTGCCTGTTTACCGATTAGCTTTTCAGCCTCTTGGTGCATCCGAATAATCTCTTGTGAGGACTTCCCTTTGTATTTCTCAGGGATTGTGTCTTCACTTGCGTGATCTTCTTCAATCTTAGGCGTTGCGGTGAGTTGTTCAACTACGTCGAGTTCACCTAGAGTACTATCTTCATTATTATCTACTAACATACTAATTCCTTTTCCTGCCACACGTATAAGATGTATGGTTCTAGGATTCACAATATTTAAAATATAAACCCGGTATTGCTACTTATGAGTTCGCTTTCCTCTCTTGGGCGAGCTTTTCAGATCGCTTGCGTTCCCATGAGTCATAAGCTGTCGGAAAAGAGCCTGACCAGCCTTCTAACTTCATGGTAGGTGCACTAGTCACCCTTGTCGAATCAGAACCACATTCCCTACAGGGAGTTGCGCGGCACTCTAGTTCCACAAAAGCTTCAGTGCGATGACCGTTATCACAAACAAATTCAAAGATACGACGAGGCATTGTTTAG